AGATCCATATCTTGAGATATTAACCAATATCTTAGAAGTATTAGTTACTTCAAATAACAAAGAAGAAGTTATTGTAATGGACAAAGAGGCAATAGCCAGAAAAATCTATAAGCCTCTCGAAAGAATTAGAAGAACAGCAGATTCACAAGGAAGTAAATTGAAAGGGGAGATAAGCTATTAGTAGACAAAAGGTGTTTTTCGATGGAATTGATTTAACTAGATTTATTGATATTAGAAATATCTCTACTAGTTTAGCAGCTCCCGTTACTACAGGCTTTCAAACTTTTGATCGATACGATGGAGCTAGATTTGACCATAGCTCCTTCGGTCAATTGTTAGTTACAATTAAATTTTCAGTTCGTAATAATACATTAGATGTATTAGATACTTTAAATAGAATATTACATACCGACGAACCAAAAGTTTTATATTCTGAAGATAGACCAGATCGTTACTTAATGGCAATGTATACTGGTGAATCAGATATGAATCGACGTTACTACGGAACGACTTCAACATTAACATTTATTAGTGAAGATTCTTACTGGAGATCATTTGTAGGTGAAAAGACTTATGATATGGATGTATTTGGAAGATTCTTAGTTACTAATAATGGAACAGCTCCAGTAGTACCTAATTTTGAATTTAAATTCTTAGAAGAGAGTGGTTATTTAGGTATTGTAGCTCCAAATGGCTTTATCACATTAGGAGACAAAGAAGAACAAGATAGAATTAATCTACCTAAACAAGAACTATTAATAAACGAAGAGATGGATGAAGCGTCTATGTCCGATACTGGAACTGAAGATCAGAATCCTGATAAAGATTGGTTACCAATATCAAATAGATATGACTATATTTCAATTACTCCAGAAGGCGAAGAAGTTCGTGTGAAAGGAGAATGGATTCCAGATTATAATAAATTAAACATTGGATCGGGAGTAAAATGGCACGATCAATGGGGAATGAGAATTAAAAAAGCTACAAGTCCTAAACCTGGTAGCTATTGGAACACATATGGGTATGAACGTAGAGTTGCAGCTGGTATTGACACTTCACAGTATGCAATTAAAACTAACTGGAGATTAGAGAGTAGATTAACTTTTTATGATGCAAGTGGTGGTAATGCTAATACTGGAATGTTTTTAATTGTTGTGTTCGACGTTAGAAATAGACCAATATTAACAACTTCTATTTATAATATTTTAGATAATTCTAATGAAGTCACAATGACTGCTAAAACAAACGCATCAGCAACCGGATCTAGCAAAAGTTCAAAAATTGTTAAAACAGCTAAATTTCCAAACGGTTTTGATGGTTTAATTAAAATGGAAACTAGCGCAGATGGTTATGTTTATTGGTCTTGGAACTCTAATAGAGATCAAAAAGTAACCACTACTACTGATACAATAGAAAAATTTAGTGTTGGTAATACAGGATATATTCGTAAAGATGCTAAATATGGATATGGGTATGACGGATCTCGTCACAATATTCAAAGTTTTACACGTGGTCGTCCATACTATATTCAAGCAACAAGAACTTGGAATGGAAAGAAACAGTATTTAATTTCTTATCAAGGAGTTCAAATTTATTGGATGAATGAAGGAGATTTGACTGCAAATAAATCAGGTGTTGGTAAAACAGCAACTAAATATACAACTGATGCAAAACAAAACGTAAATCATGATTTATATGCTCCTCATTTAACTAAAATGCAAGCTCAAAAAGTTGTAGTTATTGGAGGAACATGGGATGCCACAGGTGCATTTACTAATGCAAGTTTAAACAGTGTTAAAATGTACAAATTAAATGGAGACAATAGTTGGTTAGAAATTAACAATGGTTTTCAACCTGATGATATTTTAACAATAGATAATAAAACTGGTGAAATATTATTAAATGGAGCTCCATATTCAGGACTAGTTGATTACGATTCTAAATTCTTTGATATTGATTATGGAGATTCAGAATTACAAGTAGTCACTTCAAGTTGGTCAAGATTACCAGAAGGTAAAATAAAATTCGAGGAGAGGTTTAGATAGATGAAGCACATTGAGATTTTGGATCGTTCTTTTAGACGATTAGCATTTATAGATAACGATTTAGAAGAAGGTATTCACTTTGTCGATGATAATCTATCTACTTCTATTGAATCAGGAGTATATATTTTAGAAATGGAAATTCCTAAAGATACTCCTTTAACTCGACATGTTACTGAAGGTAATTACATTACTTTTATTAATAGAAATAATTTAAGAGTTTTATTAACGATTACAAAAGCAACTGACAATAGAAATACAATTTCTATTTACTGTGAAGACACTTCTTTAAACTTAATTAATAAAGTTGTTGGAAAAATTGAAGAACCAGCTCAACCTCAAAATATAGACTTCTATATTAATCACGGATTAGAAAATACTGGTTGGTCAATTGGTTTCAATGAATCTAAAAAGAAGAAAAAATTAGAGTTTAGTGGAAATGAAACTTTACTAGCTAGAATTAGAAATATTGCAAAAGAATTTGAAGTTGAGTTCTATTTTGAAGTAGATTTAGAAAATGGTAAAAATCCAGACTTTTTATTACATGTAGTTGAAAGTAGAATAGAAGGTAGTAAAGGTTTTAGAATTTCAAGTGATGATTCATTAGATACAATTGAACGAGAAATTAATTTAGATAATATAGTTACTAAATTGATTGTTCGAGGTGCCTCAATTAAAGAAGAAGGCACAACATCAGGAAGTGGCAGTTTAATTACAGAAGATAAGAAAAAGATAAAACAGCCAACAGCTGTTAATTTTGATTCTTCTAAATCTTCTGGCGCGACAGCTATTTCAACTTCTAATTGGAATAGAGCTTGGGTTGATAAGTTTAATATGAATGCGGCTGATCCACACTATGTCACTGGTGCTTATATTGATAATTTCTTAAGAACTTACTATTCAGATTCTCCTCTTATTGGACATGGATCAACTATTAAAGAAATGTCAGATTATTTTGGTATTTCAGTTGGAGCAGCAATGGGTGTTTGGGCAAAAGAAACAACATTTGGACGAGCATCTTGTGGTGGTAGATATAACTTTGGTTGTATTATGTGGACATCTTCAAGTCCTTTCCCTAAAAAATGGGCAAATGATAGAAACTGGATTGATCCACCAACTATTAAAAGTGGTATTGCAGCATGGTTTAAATTATTAAGATATAATTATATTGAAACAGGACAAGTTAAATATAAAGATTTTTTAAACAAGTATTCACCAGCATTTGAAAATAGCCAAGATACATTTAAAAATTTAATGTGGGGTGCTTTGAAATCTTTTGGATATGACACAACAGATACAGTTAAAAAATCAAACTATTCTAGTTCAAATGATAATCCATTAACACTTGACTTAAGTGCCAACACTGGAAATAATACATCTAGTAATTCAATGACAACTAAACATAACGAAATGATTGAAAAATTAATCAAATGGTTTCAAGACCGTAAAGGCAAAGTTGGTTATTCAATGAGCTCTGCTAGAAGTGGTCCTAATTATTATGATTGTTCATCAGCTGTTTATTCAGCATTAAAATATGCCGGATTCAAAACTAAAATTAACTATCTAGGATCAACAGTTTCATTGTGGGAAGATATTGGACCCAATTTATTAATGACCGAAATACCTAGAAATCAAGCTAGAAGAGGAGATTTATTTTTAGCTGGAGGTAGAGGAGCAGCATCAGCAGGAGCAAATGGTCATACTGGAGTATTCTTAGATAATAATACAATTATTCATTGTAACTATGCAGATAATGGAATTTCAGTTACTCCTCAACAAGGTAGATCCGGTTCACCTATTTATTGTTTTAGATTAAATAATAAATTTGCTGACGTTTCTATTGGTGGTCATATTAGTAATATGCCAACTAGTAGTAAAACAGAATTAGCAGTTCAAGAAGCATTAAAACAAGTTGGAAAGCCTTATGTTTATGGAGCAGTTGGTCCAAATTCATTCGATTGTTCTGGTTTAGTAATTTATGCTTATAATAGAGCTGGTTTTAATATTGGACACAGAGCAACAACTTACACTATTGCTCAACAAAAATCGCCATTTAAGAAAATTTCAGAAAGCGAAGCTCGTCGTGGAGATTTAGTTATCTGTGTCGGCGGTAGTCACGTTGCAATATTATTAGATAAACCAAGTTCTGGAAAAGGTGTAGTCCACGCAGCAACACCACAATTAGGAGTTATTACTCAAAAAAGTTTAATGGGTCCAATAGGATATTATAGAGTTACAGATTAAGGAGGAATAAATGAGTAATCAAGCTTATTTAAATAATATAAAACAAGGAGCTATTCAGGGATGGCATACACATAAAATATTGCCGTCTTTAACTGGAGCACAAGCAGCTCTAGAGTCAGGATGGGGTAGTTCCAAGTTATCTAAACCTCCTTATAATAATAACTTTGGAATTAAAGCTGGTGACGACTGGACTGGTAGAACAGTAACTATGTCAACTCAAGAATGGGTTGGTGGTAGATATATTACCATCAATGACTCTTTTAGAGCTTACGATAGTTTATCAGATTCAGTTAAAGACCACGCAGCATTTTTCACAAATACTCCTTGGAGAACTCAAAACTATAAAAACGTAGTTGGAGAAAGAGATTATAAACGAGTAGCACAAGCAGTTTCTTCTGCAGGTTATGCGACAGATCCATCTTATGCATCTAAAATCATTAGAATCATTGAAGAAAACAATTTATATAGTTGGGATCAAGAAGCATTTAATGGTAATGTTGCTAATTCAGGATCTACTCAAGAGAATACAAATCAAGAAAAAACTGTAGGAAAAGACATCAGTACTGCAGCAAAAACATCCACAGAAGATTACACTATAACTGTAATCGGTGATAGTTTAGGTGTTGGTACTGAACCATTCTTAAAACAACTAAAATGGTCTAAAGCAAATTATGACAATTATGGGTCTCGACAATGGACTCATTCAACAAAAATTTATAGTGCTATTGACATATTAAGAGATTTATCTTCAGCTGGAAGTTTAAACAATAACGTAATATTTATATTAGGAACAAACCGTGGTGTTGACGCATCAGAAATTGATACGGCAGTCGGTATAATCGGTCGAGATAGAAATATTATTCTGGTAGATACAGCGTCAGAAGTAAATCATAGAAATACTGTTTCAAATAGATATAAAGAAGCATCAAAACGACATGAAAATGTATTTTATGCTAATTGGTCAGATAAAGCAAGACCTAATATTGCTAGTTGGTACCATGCAGATGGAGCTGGTGGAACTAGAATCCATATGAATAGTACTGGATATAAAAAACATGCTGATTTTATTGTTCAAGCAATTTATGAAGTTAATGCCACAAACTGGGAAAAAGAAATTAATACTCCTACGCAAAAAAGTGAAGAAAATATCGATATTTATAATATTGAATATGATGATGGAAAATATACTTCACCTAAAGGCGATTCATCGATTTATAATGCTGAATTAAATCAACAATATGGTTTTAAACCTCGTGAAGGTAAAATCATGTGGATCGAAAGAATTTATGAGGGAAATGAAGATAATCCTAGTGATTTATTAGAAGGCGCTTTAAAATTTATGGAAGAACATTCAGTTCCTGGTGCTCAATATACTGTAAATATGAGATATTTACCAGAAGATATTGCAATTGGTGATACTGGAATATTTGTAGACCATGAATTTAATCCTCCATTATATATTGAAGCACGAGTATTAGAAATTAATACTTCAGTTTCTAATCCTGAAAGTGATTCAGTAGTTTTAGGAAATGTTATTGAGGTTCATCCTAAAGATAAATCAGATATTTTAAGTATTCAAAAAGAATTACAAAAAACTCGAGAAGATTTACAAACTGAGTTCTGGAAAGAAAAGCCAGTAAACTTAGAAATGTTAACTTCAAATGGATTACATTTAAGTACAGACAATTATATTCCAAGAAATGAATTAAATAGATATAAGTACGATCATGTAAAAGTTGAGAATGGTACTGGAATAGTCCATCTAACTGCCCCTAGAGACCCAGAAAATAATTTTACTTTTTATGGGCATATTGCAGATAATTACATTGATGCAGTAGATGAATTAGTCTATGAGATTATAAATGTCGATGGTGAAGAAATTATATTTGATGAGCCTATCGATCCTAATACTAACCCTCAAGGTCCTGATGTTTTAGATCCTAATGATTTAGATGAAATTAGAGAACTAAAAGTTAAAGAGTTTGATGTTGAATTTCTTGATATTTTAGGACGCAAGATTGGTGAAGACACTATTCAAGTATATGAGGATTCAACATTCTCTTATAAAGTGTCCGGCTACACTAAATCTATAAATAAAATAAATATTTTAAGTACTAGTTCGTTCACTTTGGATGTAGTTTCGTTTAAAGAGGATGACGACTACAAGTCTCCGTTTGCTGATAAGACACGATTATATGTAAAAGCTATTCAGGAAGCTGAGGATGTAACCTACAAGTTCAAAAATTTCATTTGGACACGTGTTTCTGATAATCAAAGAAGCGATGAAGAGTGGAATGACATTAATAAATGGAACGAAACTAGTGGAATCAACTTAACAGCTTCAGATATTGAAGGAAATGAGTCTACATTCATTTGTAGAATGTATGATGATGATTTTAATTTTGTAAATGCTATTAGCGCAACAGTTAAAATTGCGTTAGAAGGTAAAAGTGCTTATGAACAAGCTGTTGAAAACGGCTATGAAGGTACAGAAGAAGAATGGATTGATTCATTAAGAGGTTCAGATGGAGAGAATGGTATTCCAGGAAAACCAGGTGAAGATGGTAAATCTACCTATATTCACGTAGCATGGGCAGATAGTCCTATGGGAGATGGATTCTCTACCTCAGATTCAACAGGCAAAGAGTATATGGGTACATATGTCGATGAGATTGAAGCTGACTCTGACAACTACTTAGATTATAAGTGGATGCGTGTAAAAGGTGAGAAAGGTGATAAGGGAGATACAGGTCCTCGAGGTCTAACAGGAGCACAGGGTCCAAAAGGTGACCAAGGTATTAAAGGTGCAGATGGTACTGATGGATTACCTAGTTATACTCATATCGCTTATGCTGATACTATAACAGGTTCAGGGTTTAGCCATAATGATGCGACCAAACCATTTATAGGTATTTATACAGATAACAACGCTACAAGTTCAGGAACAGCCTCTAAATACACATGGTCTAAATGGCATGGTGAAGATGGTTCAGATGGAGTTCAAGGACCGAAAGGTGCAGATGGATTGCCAAGCTACACTCACTTTGCTTATGCAAATAATGCAACAGGAACATCAGGGTTTAGT